TGACATCATTCAATATCAAAATGGCTATTGGACCGTTGTGTTCGATAGTAAAAATTCACCTGGGATTCAATATTGCACAAACCTAACCACATCAATTCAATATATATGGAATGGAACTAATTGGCAGAAGTCAGTGGATGGAACTTATCACAGTGGAAGTTGGAGTTTGGTTCTATAATTGATAAATAAAAGTGCAGGTCGCGATGCTGAAACATCCACCTGCTCTAACAGTTGAAAGGAACTATCAGCATGTCTATTTATGCATCACCTACTTACGTTTATTGGATTCATTTGCCCGAGCATACTAATATGTTTGAACAAGGGTACATTGGAGTTTCAATTAACCCGAAGCATAGATTGTGGGAACACCACAATGATGTAAAGAAAAACACTCATTGTAATCCACATCTTTCTCGTAGTATTCAAAAATATTCAGATCAAATAATTCAAACAATCATTTTAAAAGGTACAAATGATTATTGTTACCAAGTTGAAGAATTATTAAGACCGACCAAACATATAGGGTGGAATATTAATAAGGGAGGCGACTGTCCTCCATCCGGTAAAGGAATTCCTAAACCAAGTGTATCATTGGCACTGAAAGGAAGACCGTCTCCAAAGAAAGGCAAACCCTCAAAAAATAAAGGTAAGCCTTCTCCAAGGAAAGGTGTCCCAAATCCAAATGTAACAAAGGCACTAACGGGCGTACCAAGGCCCGACCTCAAAGGAAAAGTATTGCCGCCACGTTCAGAAGAATGGTGCAATAATCTTCGTAAGCCAAAAACAAAATTAACCTGTCCTCACTGTAACAAGAGCGGCGGTGCACCGCAAATGAAACGATATCATTTCGATAATTGTAAAGCACAATAAGTAAATATATGAACAATCAACATTCCGAAGGTGTAGGAACATTAATTTTTTCTCGTAGTACAAGCAGATATCTCTTTTTATTAAGGAGTAAAGGTAAGACCTTAGATAACTGGGGCATTGTTGGCGGGAAAGTTGAATCAAATGAAACTGTAATACAGGCACTCATACGTGAAATACAGGAAGAAATTGGTGTAGATTTTTCCAATAAAAAATTTATTCCACTAGAGACATTTACCGCAGATGACGGGAAGTTTGTTTATTACACATTTGTTGTAACCGTAGATGAGGAGTTTATCCCGGTGTTGAACAAAGAACACACCGGTTATTGTTGGACGGTTTTGGATCATCATCCAAAACCACTACATCCGGGATTGTGGCGTAGCTTCAAGTTTGATATCATCAAACGAAAGATTAAGACACTCGAAGCAATTCTAAAATAATTTATCAACTATTTAAGTTCTGGCCAAATAACATCCAGTGGGAATCCAATTTGGTCTGGCACATCAGATAATTCTTGAATATACTTGTCCAATGATGCAACATCATCAATTGGTTGTTGTCCCATCCTAATTTGTCTTAGAGCACGGTCGATTTTAGTTTGAGTTTGTACAATCAATGCGTCTCTGATTGCCCTTATTTTTTTTGCTGGTACAGTTGTATCAATTTGAGTAGGAACTGTTATCCAGCTACCATTCTTAAAGAAACATCCAGAAGTTTGATTATCAAACTGTGGTGGCGGCAGATCAGTAGTTAACATCCACTCTGCTGGTGTATCAGTGATAATTAATTCAAATGTGTGTGGACTATATGCGTATTTCATTGGGTTGCTCCTAATTTAATTAAAAGATTGTGTGAATTTGCCCATTTTGCATGTCCGCTCCATGATGCAATAAATTTAGTCAATAATGTTTTATTCTCAACTAGTTTATACTTAGCAATTTTTCGTTTTGCTGCTATTACTGATTGCTTTTTCAGCAATCTATGTGTTGGCCATATCTTATATCCTAACCATTCTACTCCAGAATCAACTTTGCCCATACTCCATTTTGAAAAAGTTAGGCTCAAAGTATTTTTAGTAAAAATTGTTATCTCATTTTGAATTTTGGTTAATTGATCTTTGTCGTGATGAAATATTATAGTATCATCCATATATCTTAACCAGTTGTGAATTTTTAATACGTGAACCAGGAATCTATCTAATATGTGTCCATACACATTAGCAAATAATTGGCTGGTGAGATTCCCAATCGGAAGTCCATTCCCTATTCTTGGTAAAAATAATTGAATTAGATCCAATGTCTTTCGACAAGATATTTTTCTTTCAATCTCTTTATATAATAACGTTCGATCTATACTCGCAAAATATTTTGAAAAATCTATTTTATACCAATACAATGTACCGCGTCTCATAATGGATTGACATTTTACAACAGCTTTATGAGTACCTTTATCTTTCCTGCAGGCGTAATTTCCAGGTAGAAATGTGGCATCAAATATAGGTTCTATAATATTACAAAGTGCATGTTGTACCACTCGGTCTGAAAAAGGTAATGCCGAAATCTCGCGCTTCTTTGGCTCATAAACAAAAAATGTTTTTGATGATGACGGAGTATAAGTTTGATCACTGAGTGAGTTGCTTAATAAATTAATGTTAGCATGTAAATTATTTTTGAACACCAAATGACCAAGACTATACCGTTTTCCTTTAGATGCTTTTTTATAAGCATCATATAAGTTATCAGTAGATGTTATTTTATCAAATAAATTTTTATATTTCTTTCCCATAATATGCAAGTCCGTCTTTCAAAATTTCTTACTCAACGTTATCTTGACCTCGTAATGTATTTGCCGTAGCAGGATGGTGTGGCTGACCATAAAATTATGATCTATATTAAGAGCCGTAACTATTTAATATGCATTAATATTTTGTTATCGTCACAAGCGGCCCGAACCCCAATGTTCCAGTTCGAGTTCCACGGGTTGTTGTTCCAGTTAGCTGTTCGAGAACCAGAAAACGCGCCGTTAGTTCGAGTCCCACTTTTATCCACATTCATCCTTTGGTTTGCTTATTCTTAATCCAAGTACCAAGCATCATTCCGGTTTCGGCCAACTTAATTCCAGCTACTTCTGCTTGGTGTCTGCTTATTAACTTTCTCTTTTCATCAGCTAAGAAAACCAACATGAATCTCAAATCTGACAATCCGGCGTCTGCCAAATACAATTTAGACACTTGTCCGGATTTTCCTGCTTGAGAAAACATACTTATTTGCTCAAACATCATCGTAATCAAACGATCTCTAGCTACGTGATGAGCACGATTAATGTTTAACGCAATTGGATACATATAATTAATGAATCCTTCAAACTTTTCAATAATTGCCATTTGCTGATAACAACTATTATCTTTAATTAATTCCATAGTTCATTATAGGGCGCTTCCGCGCCCTTATACAAGTTGCAGGTGATCACAAGCGGCCCGAACCCCAACGTACCAGTACGAGAACCACGGGCCGTTGAGCCAGTTAGCTGTTCGAGAACCAGAAAACGCGCCGTTAGCTCGAGACCCACCCAATAATACTCTTGTTAATCCATATGTACCTTCTGTGTAAATTTGGCCGCGCCCTGCTCCGGCAGCACCAGTGTTACCATTAACATCTTTCCATGATGCAGTAGTAGTATCATACCAGAAATTAGAATCTAGTCCCCAGATCCAGTGGTGCCCAGATGCTTGCTCAATTCCGTACTGAGAGGTATATCCGACATTGCGTTGTGTGTTTGGATAAGTAGATGCTACTGCATCAATTGATTGATTTTCCGTTACTCCAAACGCCGCATCTACAAACTCATGTTCCCATAGCATACGCTTACCATTTGCTCGTACAAGTTCATTGGCAACCCACCAATTCATTGTTGGATATGTTGTAGTTCCATTTCCGTTGAACGTGGTAGGTATAATAGGCAACACTGTCCCCGATGCAATATTTGTACCCGCTTTGCTAGTGCCATTTACTGCGGTATTAGTCGAACATAGATAGATATCTATCCATACCAGATTACTTACAAGCGCCATTCCGCGCGGATCACATGTTGGACGGAATTTTAGATCCCAAATACTGTAAGTATTAATACCAGCAATCGTATCCACATTTCCTTGAGTCCAAATCTTACCATTTCCGGTTGTAGCAAATGATCCACTTGCAATTGTAGTTCCGGGTGCTACTAATCCATAGTGGAATCCACCAATTTTACGACTGGTAGCGATGGTATATCCTACTGGAGCAGTGTAATTTGAATCTGCTCTAATTGTGCCATCGGTACAAATGTAAATTGCATAATCTGTACCTGCTACCAGGGCAGGCATTATAATTGCAGTATCACTGTTAAATGATTTAATTGTGCCAAGACATAGAACAGTCGACCCAGCTTTAATTGATATGGTACTTGCACCTGTTTTAAAGAAAACTGGAGTAGTTGAATCAAGTTTATATAATCCAGTTTGATCTAATTGTGA